CGGCTTTGGCCCAGCGCCTCCGCCCCCGGCGTCCGGTTGGTCACCCGGCTATGTACGGTCTCGGCCAGCTCCATCAGGCCGGAGCGGAGAACATCTTCCCGGACGATGCGGACGTGCTCCTCCACGTTGGCCGCCGTAGCAGCCAGCTCCATCAAGCCGAAGAGATACTCCCGGGATACTGGCGCGCCCATCTTGGCAGTCTGATCAAGGACAGTTACTGGGTCGACAGAGCCGCCCGCCCGCTCCAGGGACAGCACGGCTTCATAGACGGCCCGGTCAGAGGCCAAGCGGAAGTCGGCGGGCCGCAGTGACCGCTCTACTGTGGGCAGGCAGGCGGGGGACAGCAGGATGGAGCCCAGCACACTCTGCTCCGCCGCCGGATCCCAGGTCAGATCAGCCGGATTCATCTGGCACCAGCACCTCCTCTCCGTCAACGATCGCCATGTGCCAGCCCGTCATCTGCTGGGCTGCCGGCCGGCCCTGCGCCCTGGGTCTGGGTGGCTCGTCCGTCCACCGCTGGTTGCGCAGGTAACGGCAGGGGGGGGGGGGGTGCGGCGTCGATCAGCTCGTCCCCTGGCTTAAGCCTGTCCCATTCTCGGACGGCACTCACCCGGTCTTCATGCCGGGGGTAGTACGCCCAGAACTTTTCAAACCGCTCCGGCTTCCAGGCAGGGACGCTCTTTGCCTTTTTCTTTTTGGGCGGTCCCCCTTGGGGGACTATAGGGGGTATATGATCAGATCTTGTATTGATCTCTCCGACATTTTTGTCAGGAGGGGTGGTGACAATTTTGTCAGGAGGGGTCCCGACATTTTTGTCGGGAGGGGGTGCCCCCGCCCCCTCAGTGTTGTAGATGGCATAAATCCGCCGCTCCAGGACCTCCTGCGTGGCCGTGTCCCGTACCACGTCAACCCGCAGATAGCCGCGGTCCACCAGCGTGGACAGCAGGCGGGTCACGCTGCGCTCAGACAGGCCGAAGAGGTCGGAAAAGTAGCTGTTCTGTGCGTAGCAGTATCCCAGCTTGTCCGACAGGGCAGTCACCTCGCCATACAGCAGCTTGGCGTTTGGCGGTAGCTCCTTATCGTACCGCACTGAGGCGGGGATCAGAGCCCAGAACCCCGGCTGTTCGTTTCCTTGGCTCATTTGGCGCACCACCCCCTTGTGCAACTCAAAATTGTGTGCTATAATACAGGTGTCTTCACGTTAGGCCCTGGTCGCTGTGTCCGAGCGACTGGGGCCTTTCTTTTTTGCCTGCTGCAAAGCGTCCATGGCCTTACGGTAGCTGTTAGCCTGTCCCCCGCAAAACGCCGCCAGATTATCCGCCGCCCGGCGCTGTTCCGATGCCCCCAAGGACTCGGCGATATTGGCCCAGTCCTTGGCATCTCGCATCTTGCTGTCCTCTGCCACGATCAGCGCCGACTCCAGCGCCGACACGGTCTCATAATCCAGCTCCATCAGCATGATGCTGCCTCCTTCTGTTTCCGCAGGCGCTCCAGTACGGCCCGCCTGCGCCGGGCGAGACGCCTATGGCGGTACTGTTCCCGGTCCAGCCGGGCCAGCTTGGCCCCGTAGGCCGGGTCCCCTGTCCGGGCGCAAAACTGGTGCAGACGCCCAAGCTCGTCCGCGGCGTGCTCCCAGTCCAGGGCGCTTTCTAGCAGGGCCTCCGCGATGGTGTTATAGTCCCGATTGCTGAGCTCCAGCCGTATCATGCTCATGCGCTCAGCCCCTTTCCCATGAGCGCCGACACTCCGGCCAGCCGCAGATCCAGCGCCTCCTGGACGTGGCGCACCATGACCTCCTCCAGCTCCCGGAGGCGGTAGGTGGGCAGGTCTCCTCTCTTGTACTTTACGAGGAGGCCGGGACTGATGTTGTATGTCCATGTCCCTGTCTCCCCGCTGCAAACGGCAAAACCGAAGGGGGCCCGCTCTTCCCGCAGGGCTCGGTAGATGGTGGGGGACGACCAGCCTATGTATCGGGCCGCCACATCAATCGGCACGTTGTCATACGCCATGATCTCCTCGTCCGTGAGCGGCCGCTTGGTTGCCTTTTTCACTTTTCTTCCTCCTCAAGATGTCCTTGCTTGGCGTAGCGCACGGCCATGGCGGCCTCCACGATGCCCTGCAGATCCTCCATGATGGCATCAACCTCGGGGCGCTCCGCCGAGTCAATCACATTGTCCTCTGCCATCTGCATGAGACGCCGGTCGGCGTGGCTGTCAGCGAAGGCATAGATCCGGTTGGTCAGTTTAGCCGACGCCTCCAGCACGGAGCACTGAGGCACCTCCGGTACTACCCGGCTGTACATGGCATTTCGTTCGCGCACATGCCGCACAATCAGATGTAAGGCATTGTACAGGTCCGACATTGCCTCCACTACCTCGTCAGGCGGTACCCGCTGGCCGGTCTCATAGGCCCGCAGGCTCTCCACGCTGATACCCAGCCGCTCCGCTGCCGCTTCCTGGGTAAAACCGGCAGACTTTCGACAGATTTTGTAGATATTCCGGTATTCCTCCGGCATGGTAATCACTCCTCCCTGGGGGTACAATATTGGCATGAGGTCAGCTGGCCGCCTCGAAAAGCGCCGCCTCGGGAATCTGGTCCATCCGCCCATTCTGGCGGAGGATCAGGATGGTGGGCTCGTGGCCCCGGAGGGTCAGGCGCACCGCGTTCTTGGTGACTATCTCGGCTCACTGCACCTTGTCAATGTCATAATGGTTCTCAATCCAGCGGCCAATCTGCCGCTGCTCCGGTGTGCAAAACATAAGTAACTCCTTTCTCAGCTTGCGGCCCCGGTTCCGTCCCAAGGCGGCTCACGGCCGTAGAGGGCGTCAATGCTGCATTGCAGGAGGGCGGCCAGCCGAGGCAGCTTGTCGGCACTCGGCAGCGCCGTCCCCTTCACCCATTTGGTAATGCAAGAAGGCGACACTCCCATGGCGTCGGCCAACTGGATGCGCTGGATGCCCCTCTGCTCCATCAGCTCGCAGATTCTCACCACTTCACCCCCTCTAAATTTGGTGTTGTTCGAGACTGTTTGATGTGGTATGATAGGTTTAACCTCTGGTGTAATGCACAACGCCGATTAAAGCTCACTTCGGTCTTTAATGTGCAGAACCCTTTGAGCTACTTTTTTCGCGCAGTATTTGATCTCCTCGTCGCTAGGCTCTGGAAGTTCCGCCCACATGATGTAGTACAGGATGCTCAACAGAGCCAGCCGATTCTTCAGCCAGCCGATCGCGCATACAACTGCGGCTACTCCTAGCAGGGTCGTCAGCATGCTATCCCCCCTTTCCGAATTGCCCCGGGCGTTGCCGCGCCCTTGTCCTCTCTCCACCCCTATGGTAATATTGGGGCGGAGAAAGGAGGTGTTTCACATGCGAAAGACAGTGTCTGGACTTTGTCCGGAAACAAACAGCCAGCAAATGATTACCGTGACCGTAGAGCGTATCCAGCTCGGCGGCGGACTGCCGCCCAGCGACAAGGTAATCGCCTATGCCTGTTCCCATGCACAGGAATATGGGTGTAGTAGAAATGGCGCAGATGGCCGGGCATGCCCGCTGCTCCATGGTGCTGGTCACTGATCATTTCGGAGCAAAGTTGGAAACACTTGGGCGGCCTCAAAAATTGGGGCCGCCGCCCTTAACCAGTCGCCTAGGCAGGTTTTCGCATACCTACAACCCACACAGATATCACCAAATTTGACAGGTATCTCAGTTGCGGCACTTTCATGAGCGGCAACGAAATGTCTGGCTGCACAGGTGACAGCCTCCTGTGTAATTCCTATATTCGCTTCCTCTGTGAGCATATGAGCACCCCCTTCCCAGTCTGCTGGGGCGTTGCCGCGCCCTCTGGTTTACTTGTAGTTAAATCATAAATCGCGTTTTGCGAATTGTCAATCGCAAAACGGTATTTTTGTCACTTTGCTTAATGCTACCTCTTAAAAAAGAATTTAGCTAATTTGTCCTGTAAGGAGGGGCTGGCGTGGAAACGTCTAACCGCATTTTTGAGTTAGCCGATAAAAAATACCCTGAACAACGGGATTTTGCGGCAGAAATAGGCGTTGCTCCAAGTGTAGTCAGCGCATGGCGCAACAAAAAATCTGAATCGTATATGAAGCGCCTCCCACAAATTGCAGAAATCCTAAATACAACCGTTGAATATCTGCTCACAGGCGAAAAAAAAGAGCCCGCCCCCACTCCGAAGAATGGGGACGAGCTGGACCGTGACACCATCATGGCGGCATTCATGGGTGGGGACATGGATATGAGCCCCGAGGAGAGAGACGCCCTGTGGGATGACGTGTACGAATACGCCAGATTCAAGGCCGAGCAGTGGAGGAAAAAGAAAGACCAGGAATGAATCTTTATGAGCTCTATGATTTTGCCGTGGATCAGGGGATTGATGTAGATTGGTACACCATGCCCTTCGCCAAGTCCTTCTCGATTTTCATTCCATCGCTTGACCGGCGTGCGATCGCGCTGGACCCGTGGAAATTCGAGACTGTAGCAGACGAGTTCACCACCCTGGGCCACGAGGTCGGTCATTGTATGACCTACAGCTTCTATAACCGCTGGGCGGCCTGCGATGTAAAGAAAAAGCATGAGAACCGGGCCGACAAGTGGGAAATCGAGCAGTTCCTTCCCCTGGACGCTCTGGAGGCCGCCGCGCACGAAGGCTGCACAGAGGTCTGGGATCTAGCCGAGCGTTTCGGTGTTACTGAGGATCTTGTCCGCAAGGCCATCTGCTGGTATAAGCATGGTAACCTTGCGGTGGATCAATACTTATGAATGTGTCCAACTTGGACACATTTACATTGGAGAAGAGGAGCGCAGATTATGGACTTTATCGATCAGTTAAAGCAATTTTCAAAGCGTGTCGAGAGCATGAAGGACTCCATTCAGACCGAAGAGGCTACGAAGACTGCGATCATTATGCCTTTTTTCTCCATGCTCGGCTATGACGTGTTCAATCCTCAAGAGTTCGTCCCTGAGTTTACCGCAGATGTTGGGATAAAGAAGGGTGAAAAAGTTGACTATGCAATCATCAGAGATGGTCAGCCTGTCATCCTCATTGAGTGCAAGTCCATTTCTGAAAATCTGGATCGGCATGACTCTCAGCTCTTCCGCTATTTTGGTACCACCACAGCAAAGTTTGCAATTCTCACCAACGGTATTATCTATCGCTTCTATACGGATCTGGACAGCCCAAACAAAATGGATGATGATCCCTTCCTGACAATCAATATTTTGGACGTTCGTGAGAACCAGGTTCCTGAACTCAAGAAATTTTCAAAGTCGGTCTTTGATATTGATTCTATTTTTAGTACAGCATCTGAGTTAAAGTACGTCCATGAATTTAAGCGCGTCTTTACGGAACAACTGGATACCCCTGCGGATGACTTTATTCGCTTTTTCCTCCAAGGCTGCTACTCTGGCCCAAAAACACAAAATGTTATTGAAAAATTCCGTCCTGTCCTTCGGAAAGCCCTCAATGACCTCATCAGTGAGATGATGAACGATAAGATCAAAACTGCCCTGGGCGGCTCCGGTGGAAGTGTTTCCGTTATCGAGCAAAAGCCCGTTGACGATATTCCTTCTCCTTCTGAAGATTCCGTCGAGCAAGAGAAGCGAATCCCCAATATTGTTACAACGGAGGAGGAACTTGAGGCATTTTTCATTATAAAAAATTTGTTTGCAGACCTTGTGGACATCCATGAGATTACATATAAGGATACCGAGTCTTACATCAATATCCTGTATAAGGGCAACATCAGAAAATGGATTTGCCGTCTTCGCCTGACAGACAATCAAAAAACCTTGATTGTCCCGGACGAAAACAAAAAAGAACGTAAATTTACACTATCTGATATTTATGAACTCAGAAATTATAAGGACACTCTGACCGAAGTACTGCAACGATATCTATAACGGCAAAGGGTCCGTATAAGCGTGTCCAATTTGGATACATCTTACCTTTCAACTCGTGTTGACATTGTGCGCACATATGCTATACTATACACAAAGGAGATGATAGTATGGCAAACATCAACATCCGCATTGATGACAACCTGAAGAAGGATGCCGAGAACCTGTTTAATGACCTTGGCCTGAACATGACCACCGCCACCACCATGTTCCTCAAGCAGTGTCTGTACTGCCACGGCCTGCCCTTCGAGGTACGGATGGATCCCTTCTACTCCGCCACCAACCAGGCCCACCTGCGCCGGGCCATCGCCGATCTGGACGCTGGCAATGGCAAAGCCCACGAGCTGATCGAGGTGGAGGATGAATAAGCTGTGGCAGGATGAGGCGTGGGCAGATTATCTCTACTGGCAGCAACAGGACAAGAAACTGCTCAAGCGGATCAATCAACTGCTCAAGGATATCGACCGCAGTGGCTATGACGGCATCGGCAAGCCAGAGCCTTTAAAGGGAGACCTATCTGGCTGGTGGAGCCGCCGTATTGATGACACCCACCGGTTGGGCTACCGCATACGGGACCG